CCTACAGTAGGCATAGCTAAAGGTATGTCATTCGTAGTTGCTTCAACAGTTGGTGGCTTAACAGCTAACACAATTTATTATGTAAATTCAATATTATCAAATACTACATTTGATGTATCACAGACTCAATTGAGTGTACAACCACAAATAATGCAAACATTGACTGACACAACAGGTCAATCAGTTAAAGTATCTTTCAATGTTGTTGATGCATACTTTAACAACCCTGTTGGTGGCGTAGGTTTCCCATCAACTAACGCTAACACATATGGTGTAGTTGGTGGTAATACAGCAATAATCGGTAAGCAAGTTTTAGCTAATATTTGTATTGGCTATAGTGGTACTGGTACTGTATTTGCTGCCACAGGTAGTAACATCGTAGTTGGTTTAGGCACTGACTTTGCTAATGTACCCACAGGTTCACACTTATATGCTCAATGGGGCGGTAATGTGGAAGTAGCAATGTTGTTAGGTACCACTACAGGTACTAAAGGTAACTTAAAAGTTGTAGTTGCTAACACTACTGTTTCTGGAAACATCATTGGTACATCAGGCAATGCACAAACATTGACAGCATCTACACCAGTATCATTTGATTCAACATTTGGTGGATTAACAGCAGGTACTACATACTTTGTTAAGACAATTGCTAATGCAGCAGCATTTACTGTCTCTACTGAACCAGGTGGTGCAACAGTTCAATTGACAGCAAACAACAGTGTTACAGCTAACGCTATTCAAAATCGTGTAGTATTGAGTGCAGTATCAGCTAACAACGCATCAGGTACTAATGGTTATGGTGACGGGTTCACTCAAGCATTACCAGAAGCTGGTTACATTGTTCGTCAAAAAGGCAAAACAAAGTATTTGGTAACAGGTACTGTATCAGGGTTAACAGCACAATGCTATACAGCAAATCTTGCTAATACAGCATTGACACCAAACACAATGTCTATCATTGGAACTACTGCGGCTCCGGCAACAGTATATATATCTTCTGTAAATGATTACAACTCTGAAACATTCCCAACAACAGTTGCTCCTGGTTCATTGTCTATTGGTACATTATACACAATTTATAGTTCTGGTACAACAGACTGGACAGCATGTGGTGCAGCAAGTAATATTACTGGTATTACATTCACTGCTACAGCATCCGGATCAGGTACAGGTTTAGCAGTAGTGAATACTGTAAACCCAGACATTATCGGTACATTCAATACTGCATATGTTGCTAACGCTGCTAACGGACAACCTAACCCAATCGTAACGATTGCAGGTGTCTAATCATGGCAACAGCAGCAAGTAAGGCTACTAAAATGCAACCTGAAACTGAGATAGCTATCCTTCAGTTCCAAGTTAAGAGCCTCGAAGATAAAATCGGGGAACTTAAAGTGGATCTGAAGGCACTACATGATGCAATTGAAGCTAACGCAGAAGAAACTAGACAAATGTTAAAGACTATGCGTGAACAAGATGTCAAGGAACATACTGAATTAGCTAGTAAGATTTCGGTATTAGAGAAATGGCGATGGATGATGATGGGGGCCGGTATAATAATCGGCTCTATGGGTTTCCCAACAGTGTCAGCACTGCTAAAATAAAAAAAGAGACTTAGGTCTCTTTTTTTGTAAGAGTGTTTAGCTTCTCTTGTACAACATCAAAATTAACTGTGCTAAACAATCCAGGATGTAATGGTTTAGGATATTGATTATCTCCTACCCATGCATACCCACAATGTTCATCATTTAATGTAGGTACAAACTCGTCGTCAACTTCACAAAAGAATGTATGATATGTGAATGTGTGATTGATAAATTTCTGTATAGGTACTAGTTTTGCATTAGTTGGAAACATTCCTATTTCTTCTGTGCATTCTCTAGCAATACCCTCAAGGAGAGTTTCATCCTCTTCTATCTTTCCGCCAGGAATACCCCAGTTTCCTGGGTTCTTGTTATCTGTTCTTAGTAGGTAGAGGTAGCGATTTGTTTTATTGTTATAAAAGAAAACTCCGGCAGATGTATTGCTCATACTATGATTTATCACAGTATTAGATGACGATAGAATAATCCCCTTGATCGTACCAACCTTCAAAACTCTTCATCCACATGTCATCAACAAAGCGATATTGTACGTTTGTAGTAAGGTTAGTTACATATTCTAAAGTAGTTGGAGTTGCAGTGGTACTGTCAAAGCTAACAAACCATTCCCCAGTTCCTGCATTATATTCAATGATGTCATTAGCAAATGCTACTACATTACCCCATGCAACGGTACTATCACCCGGGGAACCTATATTTTCTACTAGTAAATATCTACGACCATTAATTGGCCCGGGCAATCCTGCATTTGGTCCAGTCGTTAAAGGATTAATTACCCCATCCACCGGTGCTAATGTGTTTTGCGGCAATGTATCAGGGTCAATATTATATATTAATAATCTATCGTCATTTGGATTGGGTACAATGTTGCCTACTATATCAGTTGTCATATATGGATTCTGTAACCAAATTTGACTAATACCAGGTTTGATAGTCCCATAAACATTAAGAACACTAGACCAGTATATATCTGTGTCTGGATTAGCAGGTAAATTCAAATCAACATTACTTGGATAAAATGCCATTGCTTGGGGTAATATTTGTAGTGTATTTCCAATTAATAATATTTTATAACCATATGGGGTAATTTTTTGTCTTGTGCCTAATAACATATCATCATTTTGCATATCTTGCAATGCATTTCCTTTGAAAATACTTGCAATGATTTTTTCAACAACACCCATCTTCTTAATTTTACTTGCAGTAGTAATCCATATTGGCATATAGAATTTCCAACTCATAATGTCAATTGGATTACCTGTGCCTACTGGAATACTGCGACTACTGAACGTCAATCCATCTTGAAACACCGCACTAAGACTGGTCCAGTCAATAAAGTTATCAGTACTTTGAATTTCTAATGCAGGGTTAAACAATGTACCTAGTTGTTCTAATAATTCAAGTTTTTGATTATAGTTTGTAGTCCAAAAATCAACAGTGATTCTTAGTGTGTAGGGCACTGGCATTAATCTTTCAATGGTAAATGCTTGCCCCTGTGTAGTTTCGTATTGTTGAGTATCAGGATTGAATGCCCGTTGTCTAACATTAATTTTATCAATAAATGTAGGATCTTGTGTCCATTTTTGATTATATTCTAATGCACCAATATAATAAGTAATCAATGGCGCGCTTGGTAAATTACTTGCACTATTGTTAGCAAGGATAGTTGCCGCTTGTCTACTACTATCACCATACATGATAGGTACTCTAACAATTATAGGATTACCTGCAGGATCTTTGCCTTTAGTAACTTCCCAGTTACTGAATATCTTTGCAAACTGAATTAAAAATCTGCGTATCTGACTGTCATAAAAATATTGTGCCATGTTTACTCTTTAAATTTGAGGGGGTATTGGATCTGGTGCCAATCCTAAAATAGTTGATAATGCTTGACGCTGCGGTATAAATGTACCATTTGTAATTTTTGTTTGCGCTCTGTCATTGATAAAGCTAGATAATTGCGATTGGTCCTGATCCGTAAAGCCTGTATCTGTTCTAACATTGCTTGAAATTCTAATCCAAATTTTACCGTCCCAGCGAAATAATAATTGTGGGAAGTAATCAATACGCAAGAAGTAGTCTCCGACTTGTGGATTAGTCGGGAAACTTATTCCAGCACCAGAACGATAAGCACCGTCTAACCCTACATTACCCAATGGGAATCCATTTGGTGCAGTACCATCACCCGTCAAATATCCACCACTATATCCAAAACTTCTTGGACTGCTACGTGCTATATATTGGAATGCAGGATCACAGTCTGCTCTCCAATCCATATCTTGATTTATTGTTCCAGTGAATCCAGGGGCTTCTGGGTTAGCATCAGCAGTTGCGTATGTATTATCAGCAGTACCGTAAGGTCCTGTTATTGTACCGCTAGAAACTACTGTTAGTATAGTATCTCCTTTAACCGGTCCTGAATTAGTATCGCTACGTTGAGGTGCTAATGTTATTGTCTCTAAATGAGTTGTATTGAAAACACCTAGTTTTTCATACCCCATATCAGCAGTCATATCCCAGATATTATTTATTGCTGCTTTTGGTATTTTAATTACAGGACTAGGATTTTTAAATTGAGGATTACGCACCATCATTACAGTACCTGTAGTAGTGGGATTAGGTGCTCCGCCATTGGTGTTTACGTTAATAGGGGGAGCAGGATTATTAATTGCCCTTGAAGTCACCCCATTACTTGAATATTCACCGTATGTTGGAACAATATAGAAGTTTTTAGTATCATACCCTGATTTAGGCACAATACGTGCAGCCTCTTGAAGTACCGCGTCATTAATTGCAATATTCTTGTTGTAAGTAGCAAGTATATCTTTAAGATTATCTGCTGTATCTAATTCCCAATAGGTAGGATCAGGTGGATTAATCCCAGGAGGAACGTCAATCAATGCTTTGTAATTCTTATCACCGTATGTAATTACATATCCAGCTGGATATGGTTTAGTATTGTCCCATATACCCAAGTAAGTATCTTGGTTAATTGGGGCACTTAATATCTGACTAAATTCTTCACTGTCAACTAGTGGTTCGCATTTGATACGCCACAAGTGAGGGAACCATGTTGGACTGAAACCTTCACTTGCGTAATTAGCATCAGTAATCTGCATAAACCTTTTCAATGCAGTTGGAATCGTTTCTTTCAATGGGTTATAATCAAGCAAGTGAGGTAATTCAATAACATCACCAACCATCAATTTTCTACCAATTAATTCAATCATATCATTATAATGAACGGTAATGAATA